TGCGGGCTCGGCGCAGTTCATTGATGCGGACACGATTGAAGGCGCGCGTAAGCGCGTGGCCGACGTCGACGATACGGCGCCGATGCTCCTGGGGGTCGACGTCGCGCGCTTTGGCGACGATCAGTCCGTCATTCGATTCCGCCAGGGGCGCGATGCGCGCACGGTTCCGCCGCTGGCCTTCCGCGGCGTCGACACGATGGTACTGGCGAGCCACGTTGTCTTGTGGGCGCAACGGGTCGATGCGACGGCGGTATTCATTGACGGGAACGGGGTTGGCGGCGGGGTCGTCGACCGATGCCGGCAATTGCTCAAACGCTCGGGCGTGACCGTGATTGAGGTTCAGGCGGGCGCTGCCGCGCGCAATGAACGCGACTACCACAACAAGCGTGCGGAGCTTTGGGGTTCGATGCGGGAATGGCTTGTCGCCGGCGCGATTGATGACCATTACGAATTGGTCGGCGAGTTGGGTCAGGTGGAATTCGCGTTTGATAACCGCGAGCGCGTTTTGTTGGAGCGCAAGGACGATATGAAGCGGCGCGGCTTGTCGAGTCCCGACCATGCCGATGCGCTCGCGTTGACGTTCGCGGAGCCGATCGCGCGGCGTGCGCGGTTTGGCCCGGCGTTCGGGATTGAAGTCGCCGAGATTGACTACCCGGTTTTTGGATAGGAGGCCCGTCATGGCACGTCCGCGCAAGGATGGAACCCCGTCAGCCAAGCGGCCGAGGCGTGGCCCGGTCCCGTCGAACAATCCGCCGGCGGACTACGCCGATATGACCGACGCGGCCGATGAAGCCGAGGCGCGCGATCGCATCCAGCCCGAGGAAGTCGGCCAGGAGGTCGAGGTGAAACCGGACGCGAAGGGCGCGGTTGTCGTCCTGCATATCGGCGGCAACCGGGCCGGCGTGCTTGAACATTTCGAGGACGGTCTTTTGCCCGTGGTCGGTCGCCGCTATGCCTTCGTGTGCGTCGACGCCCATAACGGCGGGCCGGACGACGACGATCAACACTCGGCCGATTTTCGCCTGGTGCGCGTTTACCCGTAGGAGGCTGCCATGTTCGGAAAATCCCCGAAGCTTCCAGAGCCCCAGGCCGCCCCGCCGACGATTGATGAAGCGGCGCGCGGTCAGGATCGGTCCGACCAACTGCGACGCCGGCGCGGTCGAGCGTCGACGATCCTGGTGGCCGATGCGGTCACGCCAGGCGCCCCGCGGCCGGCGACGATTCTCGGCGGCTGATATGGCGACGACCGAACAGGTCCGCGAGATTCTGCAACGCCACGATCGCATCAAGGGTGCGCGTGGCGTTTGGAATTCGCACTGGCGCGAGGCCGCGGAGCGGGTCTTGCCCGAGTACGGCAATTTTGATTTGACGCCGACACCGGGCTCGAAGCGCTCGGAGAAGATTTTTGATTCAACGGCCGTCAACGCGCTACCGAAGTTCGCGAGCGCGATGGAGTCCATTCTTATCCCGATGACGCAGAAGTGGCACGGGATGAGAACGCAAATGGAAGATAAGAACCAACAGGACGACGTTAAGCGCTGGCTGGAAAAGTGTCGCGACATTCTGTTTTCCGTGCGCTCGCGTCCGGCCGGGCGCTTTCAGCCGAACATCAATACCGCGCTCCGATCGGTCGGGGTTTTCGGCAACGGGATTGTTTTCGTCGAGGATGAACCCGGCCGCAACATTCTTTATCGCGGCATTGATCTGGCGCGATGCTGGATGCTGGAATCATTCGCCGGCGCGATTGACACCGTGCATCGGGAGTTCACCGCGACCGCGCGTCAACTGAAACAAAAATTCGGCGATCTGCCCGAGGGCATTCGCGCGCGCGCCGAAAAGGAATTGGATCGTGAATTCACGATCCTGCATTGCGTCCGGCCGGGCGATGAATACCAGGACCGCAAGTATCGGCATTTCAATTTCTCGGCCTGGTATCTGTGCATGGAGACTCAGGAGCAATTGGAGGAATCGGGCTATCGCAAGATGCCCTACGCTTTCGGTCGCTTCGATGTTGCGCCGGCGGAAAGCTACGGCCGTTCGCCGGCGATGGCCGCGCTCGCCGATATCAAGATGCTGAACGAAATGGCGAAAACGAATATCCGCATGGCGCATCGCGCCGTGGACCCCCCGTTGCTCATGCCTAACGATGGCGTGCTGCAAGCGTTTTCGTTGCGTCCTGGTGCGCTCAACTACGGCGGCGTCGACGAACAGGGGCGCCAACTCGTCCATCCGTTGCAAGGCGGCGGGCAATTGCCCGTGTCGCTCGAAATGGAGGATCAACGCCGCCGTAGTGTTAACGATTCTTTCTACGTCACGTTGTTTCAAGTCCTGGTGGAAAACCCGCGCATGACCGCGACCGAAGCGATGTTGCGCGCCCAGGAAAAGGGTCAACTGCTCGGGCCTTCGGGCTCGCGTCTGCAAGGCGATTTGTTCGGGCCGATCATCGCGCGCGAGTTTGACATTCTGTGGAACGCCGGCGTCATCCCGCGTCCGCCGCGCGGCATCGACATTGACGAGGTTTTTCCCGAGTACACCGCACCGATCAACCGGCTGATGCGTTCGGAGGAAGGTGCGGCGATGCTGCGATGGGCCGAACAAATGTTGCCGATCGCGCAACTCGACCCGTCCGCGATGGATATTGTCGACACCGAAGCCTGGGGTCGCGAGCTTGCCGACATTGACGGGGTGCCGATGAAAGTCCTGTTGACGCCGGAAGCCGTGCAAGAGAAACGCGAGGGCCGCGCGCAACAGCAACAGGTTGACCAGGCGACGACCGCGGCGCCGGCGATGGGCCAAGCGCTTGAAAGCCTGACGCAAGCGCAAGTCAACGCGCAATCCGCCGGGCCGGCGTTGCCGTTGCCGCTGGCGGCTTGATGCTCGGCATTGAGTTTCCGCCCGGTTGGCGGCGCCAGGCGGCTGCGGCTCGCTCTTGTTTTCTCGATGGCGAGGGTCGGCCAACTCCTGACGGCGCGATTTTGTTGGGCCGCCTGGCGAAGTTTTGTTACGCGCAACGCTCGACCGTGAAAGTGTCGCTCGTCTTGCAACAGGTCGATCCGATCGCGACCGCCGCGGCCGAGGGCCGGCGCGAAGTCTGGATGCTGCTTATGCAATACCTGACGCTTTCCGAACACGACACGATGCGCGCCACGATGGCGAGTGATAGCGCGACGCAAGGCGACGCGCCGCTTTTCTAAGGAACGATCATGCCCGAAGCTCCCGCAGCAACCGCACTGACCACCGCCACGACGACGACCGCGAGCGCGGCGCCGGGCACGCAACCCGCGGTCACGACCGCCCCGCCGGCGGCGAACGCGCCCGATTTCGCGAAGGAATGGAACGTTGCCCCCGAGGTCGGAACCTGGATGGGGGAAAGCGGATTCAAGACGCCGGCCGATTTCGCGTCCGCGTTCATGGCGACGAAAAAGCTTGTCGGCCACGACCCGGCGAACATCATCGTCAAGCCGAAGGAGGGCGATTCGGCCGCGCGCCTGGCCGCGTTGCGTGCGTTAGGCGCCCCGGCGAACGCGGCGGATTACGGGTTCAAGGCGCCCGAGGGCGGCGACGAAAAGTTTATGAACGCGGCGGCGGCGAAGCTCGCGGAGCTTGGCATCCCGAAGGCCGAGGCGGCGGCACTGTTCGGATGGTTCAACGAAACCCAGGCGGCCCAGGCGGCCGGCGCGGTCGAGGCGTCCGAGTCCAAGCGCATCGCCGAGTTCACCGAATTCAAGACCAAGCTTGGCGGCGAGTACGGCCGCGTCGAGGCCCAGGCGCGCGCGGCGGCGCGCGAGGCGGGCCTGACGCCCGACCAGGGCGTCGCGCTCGAAACCGCGCTAGGCGTCGAGGGCGCCACGATGTTGATGGCGAAGCTCGGCGCGCATTTCGTGGAAGCGGCCTGGAAAGGCGGCGACCAGGAGCGCGCGGGACTGTTCGGCGTGACCCCCGAAGGCGCCCAGGCGGAGCTTGATGCGCTCCGCATCGACAAGGGGTTTCAGGTGCGATTCGCGAACGGCGACGTCGACGCGCGCAAGAAAGTCGCCGCGCTTATCGCGATCATCGCGGACGCAACCCCGACCCCGGCGACCGCCTC